CACAGACGAGACCTTCAATACTCGTGTCGATGAGATTGATGATGACTTTGAGACTGAAGGTTACAATGTAACGATGATCCTTGGATCTGGTGGTGAGAAGGCAACAGCATATACAACTCTTACTAATGGTGGTATATACAAGGTTGATGTTATAACAGGTGGTGTAGGATTCAATACAACACCTACAGTTAGGTTTGATGCTCCAGCTGGAGCAGGGCATACTGCTCAAGGTTATGCCAAGATGGTCAGGGTAGGTACTAGAAACTTCTCATCATGGGGAGTCCAGAGTGTTGTTATTACTGATCCAGGTTCAGGATATATTCCTGGTTCTGATGTTCCAAATGTAACCTTTGTTGCTGCAGATGGTGTTGGTAGTGGTGCAGTAGCAATAGCAGGTGTTGGAACAGGAGGTGTAGTTGGTGTTACATCTATATCATATGCAGGTAAGAACTACTCTAACGCTCCTTCTGTAACTGTTGGGGCTTCTTCTACTGACGGATCTACTACTAATGCAACGGCATTTGCTGGAATCAATAGTGCAGGTCAGGTAACACATATTCACTATACAAATGCTGGATATGGTTATACTTCAGTTCCTGTTATTACAATAGGAGATTCTGTAGAGGGTTCAGGAACATTTAATTATGGAGATGTTATTAAAGGTTCTTCTTCGCTCACTACTGCATTTGTAAGCAGTTGGGATGCATCAACAAATACGTTGTTAGCAAGAAATCTATCTGGTCAATTCTCAGGAGGTGAGACTATAACTATTGAAGTAGGTGTAAGTACGGGTGCGTCATACACTCTAAATAGCATCGACTATAATGATGACGATGCGTTCAATGATAGTGAAACTATCGAATACATATCTGATACCTCTATAGTAGACTTTACAGAACAGAATCCATTTGGTGAAATTTGATGGTAGGTAATTACTTTTACAATGAAACCGTAAGAAAAACAGTTATCGCTTTTGGTACACTGTTCAATAACATTAGCATTAAAAAATTTGCTAATGACGGTAAAACTATTAGTATGTTGAAGGTTCCTATTGCATATGGTCCTATGCAAAGGTTCTTAGCACGTATTGAACAGCAGCAAAATTTTGATGATAACGTAGCAATAACTTTACCTAGAATTGCATTTGAGTTGACATCATATACTTATGATGTTGCTCGTAAGGCATCACCAATAACAAAGTTTTTTGCAAAGACTCCTGCTGATAAAACAAAGCAGAAGAAGATGTTTCTTCCTGTTCCATATGACATAGGATTTAGGTTAAGTTTTGCAACGAAGTTGCAGGATGATGCTTTACAAATTATTGAACAGATATTACCTTTCTTTCAACCAGCATATAATGTTACAGTCAATATGTTAGATGGGGTTGAAGAGTCTAGAGATATACCATTCACATTAAGAAACATTTCTTTTACTGATGAGTATGAAGGAGATTTTTCTAACAGAAGATTTATTCAATATGATTTAGATTTTGTTGCTAAGACATACTTCTATCAAGAAGTACCTACAGACGAAGGTGGAATCATCAAGAAGGTTCAGGTCGATTACTCTACAAATATCAGAGCACCAAGAGAGCAAAGATATACTGTTGTTCCAGTTGCTAAGAAAGATTATAATGCGGATTCTACAAGTAGATTAGCTGCTGCTTTAGACACTAAGAAGACATTGGTAACAGTTACTACTGCTACTGGTCTTATTGCTAGAAGCTTCATTCAAATAGATGAAGAAGTTATGAGAATTAGAGAATTGAATGGTACTAGTCTTATTGTTTCTAGAGGACAATATGGAACTAAGATTCAAGAACATGATGCTCAAGCAGTGATTAATAATGTGGATTCTCTAGATACTGATATGCTTGAAGTCGGTGATGACTTTGGGTTTAGTGAAAATTCATCATTCTTTGGTAATGATGGATTGACTTATAGTCCAAATCAAGGTAGGGATGTTGAAGCACCATGACTGAAAATTATGACCCAATAGAAAAGGCACTTGATGTGAAAGCAGAAATTGTTAGGGAAAAACCCAAGATACAAAAGAAAGTAGATGATGATCCCACTAAGGATTATGAGTATAGTAGAGCACAGTTCTACAATCTAATTGAGAAAGGTCAGGAAGCGGTTGATGGTATCTTAGATGTTGCAGGTGATTCTCAGCATCCTAGAGCATATGAAGTTGCTGGACAGTTGATCAAACACATTGCAGATACAACTGATAAGTTAGTTGATCTACAAAAGAAGATGAAGGATTTAGATGAAGATAAATCTGGTCCTAAGAATGTAACTAATAATTCAATGTTTGTTGGTAGTACTGCTGATCTTCAGAAAATGCTCAAAGCAAATGGGTTAATGGATAGAAAGAAATAAATAAAACATGGCAAACATTTCTGAAGATGCAGTAAAGGGTTATTCACCTTCTGATATAATCAAGGCAGGAATAACAAGTTATCTGCAACAAAATAAGAATATTAGTGTCAAAGATCTTCTTACTAAGAAGAGTAGGCAGAATGCTGGAAATCAATTGAGGTCTACTTTGAAATCAACCACACTTGATACAGGTCAGAATTTGATTAATGCTTTAAGAAAGGAAGAAGTATCTCGTAGAAAAAAACCTTCTGCTATAAGAAAGAAGAAGGCACTTGATGCTGCTTTAGAAAAACTAAAGAAGAAAAGAGCATCATTGAAGGAAGGTCAGGCAAGATTTGATAAACTTGTCAAGGCTATTAGACAATCTCAAACAACTACATCTCAAGATGTAAAACTCAAGAAGATTGCTAATAAAGTTAGGGGCATCAGGGAGATGGTTAGTAAGATGAGAGCATCTGACTATAGATCACCTGGTAAAACTATTGATGTAAAAGCAAGAGAGAAAGGTGGTGATATTACCACACGCAATTCTAGTATTGCTAAACGTGATGATAAAGGTTCTACACTAGCTACTCGTGGTACGAAGAATACTGAAGTGAAAGACAAAAGAAAACCAAATCCATACAGAAGTGGTGAAAAGAAAAAGTTCAAAGGACCATCAAAAGAAAGAATAGGAGCAATTGCTAAAGGTGTACACTCAACTGTAAAGAAAGTAGGATCATCAGTATCAAAAGCATACGGAGATTCTAGTTGGAGTGGACCTAGAGCAGGCTAAATTATGGCAGCAAAAACTGATATCTATCTTGGTAATCCGAATCTAAAGAAGGCTAATACACAAACCGAATTCACTAAGGAACACATTGCAGAGTTCCTCAAGTGTAAGGATGATCCAGTTTATTTTACAGAAACTCATATAAAAATTGTTAACGTTGACGAAGGTTTAGTCAACTTTAACATGTATAAGTTTCAAAAGAAACTTATAAAAAATTTTCATAAGAATAGATTTAATATCTGTAAAATGCCTCGGCAGACTGGTAAGTCTACAACTGTAGTATCTTACTTACTCCATTACGCAATATTCAACGATAACGTCAATATTGGAATCCTCGCAAACAAAGCAGCAACTGCTAGAGATCTACTCGGAAGACTACAACTGGCATATGAGAACTTGCCGAGTTGGATGCAGCAGGGTATCATCGCTTGGAACAAAGGGTCGATGGAACTGGAGAACGGTTCCAAGATCATAGCAGCATCTACATCAGCATCTGCTGTTCGAGGTATGTCTTTCAATATCATCTTCCTTGATGAGTTTGCATTCGTGCAGAACCACTTGGCAGATGATTTCTTTGCGTCTGTTTATCCTACTATATCTTCTGGTAAATCAACCAAGGTTATAATAGTATCCACCCCACATGGTATGAACCACTTCTATCGAATGTGGCATGACGCTGAACGGGGGCAGAATGAGTATACTCCCACAGAAGTTCATTGGTCTGAAGTACCAGGCCGTGATGCTAAATGGAAGAAACAAACTATATCAAACACTAGTAAACAACAGTTTGCTATTGAGTTTGAGTGTGAGTTTTTAGGATCTGTTGATACTTTGATATCAGCAGCAAAACTAAAAGCATTAGTATATGAAGAACCAGAAGAGCAGAATGGTAAGTTGAATGTCTATGAGAAACCTTATCCAAAAAGAGATTATATCG